ATGGCTCTGGCTGCACAGGCAACTGACACCGTTAGCCGAGCGGATGAGCTTGGGCTGGGTCGCGTTCGCGTGGGTCATGTATCGGAGGCAAGAGGCTAATGACAACACTCTATGTATTTCACGGCCTGATTGCCGCCAGCGAGACCGGGGATACGGTGCTGTCGGTGTTTGCTCCGTGGTGGGATGCGGATGAGGATGCGGCTGGCACAATTCTCCCGCAAATGATGCACCATCTTTCAGGATGATGTGATATATGGCAGCACTACTCGACATCGTCAAAAAAGGCTCGACAGATCGATCGGTGACGATCCGAATTATCGATAGCTCGGACGGTACGCCCGAAACGGCGGTTGTTTGGAATACGTCGGGGATTGACCTCTGGTATCGACGAGAAGGATCTGCGGTTGTCAGTATCACCGAGGCCACGTTGTCGGCACTGACCGACGCACACTCAGACGGCGGCTTCTTGCATGTGTCGCACGGCGAATACCGCTTCGACATTCCAGACGCAGCATTTGCGACGGGAGAGAATCATGTTGACATCGGCGGCACAGTGACAGACATGGTCGTAATCGGCGGGCGGGTGCGTCTGGTCGATTACGATCCCGAAGACGCGGTCCGCCTGGGACAGACGGCGTTGCCGAACGCAGCCGCAGACGCGGCGGGTGGGTTGCCGATCAGCGATGCGGGCGGGCTAGATTTGGATACAATTTCAACCGACATCGCAACCGCCAAGACGCAGATCGGCACGGCGGGTGATGGCCTCACTGACTTGGGCGGCATGTCGACCGGCATGAAAGCAGAAGTGCAGGCAGAAGCCGACGCATCACTAGCATCTTACGACGGGCCAACGAACAGCGAACTAGAGGCCCGCACGATTGCGGCGGCGTCTTACTTCGACCCCGCTGCCGATATTGTGGCGAACGTCACGACAGTTGCGACGACAACGACGAACAGCGACATGCGGGGCACGGATTCGGCAGCAACGGCAACAGCACTGGCAACCGCACAGACGGATCTAGACACGCTAACGGGATCGGACGGGGCAACGCTGGCGACGACACAGGGCAACTATGCACCGCTTAAGCCGACAACGGCGGGCAGGACGCTTGACGTTACCTCGGGTGGGGCAGCGGGCATTGATTGGAGCAACATCGAAAACCCGACGACGTCTGTTGACCTGAGCGGAACCGATATCCAACTGTGCGACACGGTGACAACGAACACCGACGCAATTACGGTAGCAGGCATCCTGACGACGCAGATCACGGAAGCGTACGCAGCAGACGGGGCATCGCCTACAGTGGCACAAGCGTTGTGCATGATCCAGCAGCTATTGGGCGAATTCGCAATCAGCGGAACAACGCTCACGGTGAAGAAGATCGACGGAAGCACAACAGCGGGCACGTTCACGCTGGACGACGGAACGAGTCCAACATCGATCACGAGGGCAACGTAATGGCGATTCGCACTGTCGTCACTCGGGGATTCGGGAACGGGACGTTCAGCGGGACGATCTCATTGGTTGTAGCACGCGGATATGCGACTGGTGCAGCTATTATATCCCGTACAAAAATGCCTCGGTTACAACAGGCTACTACAAGAATCATTGGTTTAGACACATCCGCAACATCTGTTATTGGTATGAATACTCTCACAACATCTGTTATTGGTATGAATACTCTGGAACATCAGGAACGATAAGATGGCACGAGCAACTACATTCTACGGTGAAATCTTTGAAGACGGGACTGCTCGTGTCCATGGTCTATTAACCGATGGTGATCTAGATAACACCCCTCTGTTAACCACTGACTTTGGATCAATGGATTACTGGGTAATCGATTTAGCTACCGACACTACAGTTGTTACTGAAACATCTATAACTGTGGCTAATGTATTGAGTAATACCCTCAATAGCCACGGTAATAACTTTGATTTTACTATTCCTAGTACATCATTTGCGGCTGGCACCAGAAAATTTGAACTGCATATCCGTTTTACACTGGGTTCAGGAGACATTGGTCAAGCTTTGATTATTCTGGACGCAACTAAAATAACGGCTGCATAATGCCTAATACGCCCAAGCGGTATTCTCCGTCAAACATGGAAAAACCAACTCGAAAGCCTTGGCAGGACAACCATGCTAAGGGTTCTCGACATGAACGTGGGTATGATTATGCTTGGGTTAAATTACGTAACGCATACATAAAGAAGAACCCTCTGTGTGAACCATGTCAACGATCTGATCATGTCACGCCTGCTACACAGGTAGACCACATTGTTTCCTTCAGAGAAAAACAAGACATACTAAGATTACATCCTTGTAATCTTCAATCTATTTGTGACGTGTGTCACACAATAAAAACATCTAATCCTTTTAGGCATTACCAACTAGCCATACCAGAATTTGGTGTAACTAGTTTTCAGCTTTCTCAGATTCAACAGATTGTAAAGTGTGATCCCTTGATTCGTCGGTATAAATCTAGGGATGTTCGTGACTTGTTAGAGTGGGCAACTCAAATAGCAGGTAGTTTTGTACTTATACCCGTTGAGAGATAAAGATGAAAAAGAATGATGGCTCAAATACTGTAACATCAAACAGAGCTAAACTTGGTGGTTACTACGACAACAAGAAGCATGATACCGTAGATATTCCTTGTAAGATGCCTTCGATGCCAAAAGGCTTATCGCCTAAGTCTAAAGCAGCTTGGAGAGAAGTATCTGTAGTCTTGGAAGAGTATAATATTGTTTCTCTGCTCGATGGTGTAGCTTTGAGACTGCTGTGTGATTCAATTGCTCTCTACTTGAAAGCTGAAGAAAGCATTGCGGATAAAGGCTTGATGATTACCTCAATGTCTACTAAGGGAGATATTACAGAGAAATCAAATCCGGCTATTCGGATTCGAGATAATGCTTGGCAACAAATCTTTACGATGAGTAGACAGTTTGGGATGACACCACTAAGTCGTAAGCGTAACTACTCACAAGAGAATACCGAGAACAAGTCTCCGATGGATATGTTGATGAGGACTCTTAACCTGAATTGAGCAGGCAATGGTAAGAAAACGTAAAGTACCGTCTGCGATTGATAAACGACTTAAAGCTCTTGACAAGTTACTCAAAGCAGACCGACCTAAAGGCCAACTTGAAACAAATCAGATACATCGTTGTATGGATGATCTGAAGAACTGTAAAAACAAGGGGTTTGCTTGGGACGAAGATCAGGTAGAGAGAACCCTACATCTCTTTACCTTGATGAAGCATTGGAAAGGAAAGTTCGCAAACCAGAAACTAACACTTGCTGATTGGCAGGAGCATTGTATTATTGCTCCGCTGTTTGGTTGGTATCTAGAAAAAACACGCAGTAAAGGTGGGTATCGCAGATTCCGTACTGCCGGAATTGAGATGCCTAGAAAGAATGGTAAAACTACTTTAGCTGCTGGTATAGGTCTTCAAGGATTGACAGCAGATGGGGAGCATGGAGCAGAGGTTTATTCAGCAGCTACAAAAAAAGATCAGGCTAACATTGCATTCAAGGATGCCAAGGGTTTGCTTGGTCCTGAATTAAAGCAGCTTTGCAAGGTCCATAGACATGCAATATCTTTCCTGCCCCTGGCCGGTACTTTTCAATCTTTATCTTCTGATAGTAATTCGTTGGATGGTCTTAACATCCATCGTTGCATTGTTGATGAACTGCATGCTCATAAGACCCGCGATTTATGGGATGTTCTGTTAACGGCTACTGGTGCTAGAGATCATCCTTTGATTCTCTGGATTTCTACCGCTGGTTATAACCGCCAATCAATCTGGTATGAACAAAGAGAGTATTGTTGTAGGATTCTTGACCCAAATGACACATTAACTAATGAATCATATTTTGTTTACATGACAGGTATTGATGATGGGGATGATTGGCTTGATCCTAAAATCTGGTGGAAGGCCAACCCCAACATGAATATCTCTCTCAATGAAGATTACTTAGTTAATGAGTTTACCAAAGCAGAAGACTCTCCTCAGTATGAGAACAAGGTTCGTAGGCTACATCTGAATCAGGTTACGGAGCAGGCTGTTAGAGCTATTGTGATGCGTAATTGGGATCGGTGTAATGAAGCTGCTCCTGATACAATCTCAGATACAGAAACTCTTAGGCTGTTTGAGGAACGGCTGAAAGGACAGCCATGCTGGGGTGCGATTGACTTAGCATCTACGAGAGACCTTTGTGCTTGGGCAAGAGTCTGGAGGCTAGATGGTAAGTTTTATACTCGTGTGCGTTACTATGCTCCTGAAGAAGCATCTAACGTTAGACAAGCCTATGATTTGCAAAGCTATAATACTTGGGCACAAAAAGGATTGATTACACTGACTCCTGGGTCAGCTACAGATTACGACAGAATTCTCAGAGATATTGAGAACGACCATCAATTCTCTCCTGTTTTAACTATTGCTCTAGACCCACATAATTCATCTCAGTTTGCTCAGTCTCTGTTGAAGCTCGGATGGATGGAAGATGATGTTGTGAATTTTCCGCAGTGGGCAAGATACTATCATGAGCCGTGGACACGATTGGTTGAACTGGTTAACTCTCAGCACCTCCAGCATGGGGGAGATGAAGTTTTAAGATGGATGGCAGCAAATACTGTTGCAAAGGAAGACTCAAACGGTTATGTTAAACCCGATAAACAAGCAGGCCAAGATAAAATTGATGGTATAGTTGCTCTAACAATGGCCTTAGCGATGTCTCTTAATCAAGATGATGTCTTTGTACCGTTAGGTCGATTCTATGAAGAAAATGATATTGAAGTATTTTAGTGAATTCATAACAACTGTTGGGTATGTAGTTTTCTGTGCGGGACTTTATCGAATTCATTTGCCCACCATGTTACTTTTTGTTGGTGCTTCATTAACAGTATTCGGTATACATCTGGAACTAAAAAATGTTCGCAAACGCAATAGCATCAGTGGTCAACGCAAGTCTTGAAAATCCAGCAATGTCGTTGACTGACCCCTCAACATGGGATGACATCTTTTCTGGGTCTGAAGCTGCTTCTGGCGAACGCATCACCCACACATCCTCTTTAAAATCTGCCCCAGTATGGCAAGGTGTGTCTGTTATCAGCGGTGATTTAGCATCTATTCCTATTCATATTCGTAGAATAGAGACTGAGGGTGCAAATAAAGGTGATGCTGAGATTGATACTACACATGCTGTAGAGTATCTGATTTCTGTTCAGCCTAATGACGAGATGTCTGCGGTTGATCTCTGGCGTCGACTCTTTGTCCATGCTCTGTTGTGGAATAACGGCTATTTGTTTATCGAACGTAAAGGTCGTGCTGCATCAGGTAAGATTCTAAGCTTGGCAAACCTGCTGCCCGACAGAACCTATTCCACCAGAGATGAACATGGTAATCTGTTTTATGTAACAGAAATAGATGGTCGTCTTGAGCCTCTACTGCCTCATGAAGTGTACCACCTTAAAGGTATCTCTATAGATACATCTGGTGGGCTTGATATGGTAGAGAATGCACGAGATGCTATTGGTCTTGCATTAGCTGCTCAGAACTTTGGATCACGATTCTTTGCTAATGGTGCTCAAGCAGGTGGTGTGCTGGAAGTTCCGGCAGACTTCTCAGCTAAGGCTACACATAACTTGGAAGTAAAATTTGGTAAGCAGTATTCTGGCAGAAACAATTGGTTCAAAACTATTGTGCTACGAGACGGAGCCAAGTTTCATCAAACCATGCTGGACGCTGAAAAGAGTCAGATGCATGAATTAAGAGAAGATCAAATTAGGGAGATTGCAAGATACTTCAATCTTCCACCTTTCAAGCTTGGTGCTAAAGAGACAGTTCAGTACAAATCTGTTGAGGATCAACAGCTTGTTTATCATACTGGTACTCTTACTCACTGGTTATCTGCAATTAAAGGTGAGGCCACAATCAAGTTCTTGACAAGTCCACAAAAGAAGCGTAGAACACATGGGGTGTGGCATGATGTAAAGACTTTGATTTCTTTGGATGCTAAGACTCAAAACACTCTACTTGATACTCAACGTAAAAGTCTTGTAATTACTGGTAACGAGTGGCGTAGAGAGATTGGCAGAAATCGATCTTCTGATCCCTTGGCTGATAAGCTTATCAATCCTAATACGCTGTCAAACGATGAGTCTAAACCAGACGATAAAGACGTTCCTGATGACACCAGTGAAGACACAGACGGCACTACTCCTGATCAGGATGCTCAGAATATCCGAGAATTGATTATTCAAGATGCTGAATATGCTGCGAATGCTGGTCATGCTGAGTATGGTGGTTGGGTTGATGAACCCTTCTCTCAGTACTTGATGTTTGAAGATGTTGATTTATCTAGGTACAATCTTCTTAGCGTATATGTAGAAACACTGCATGACCTGTTTCGATCTACACTTGATGCTCCATTAGATAGCTTGCTTAGTACAGTAGCGGAAGCTTGCTTAAACGCTCGTAAAATTCCTACCGGATTTGAAGAATAACCAAGCTTCCGCTTATAAGGATGTAACTATGCCTAAGAAACGACTTTTTAACATTAAGCCTCTGAGTAATGATGTCATTGATAAGGCCGCTTCCCAACAAACCTTTTATCAGGTGTCTCTGTCTAAAAATAAGGAGACGGAACAAGAAATTGTTGACTTGGTAATCTTTGAACAAATTGGTCATGATCCTTGGACTGGAGAAGGTGTTGGGGCTAAAGATGTTGCTGCTTTCCTTTCTGAGAATAAAGGTAAAGAAG